TGATCCTTCTAATTATCGTTCAACTGATGATTCAGCAAAACTGAAGACACCAGGTGTATCACTTAAGCAAGTTAGGGATGTCGTTAACAAAGGTGCAGGCGCTGCTGAAGCAATGAAGGGTGTTAAGGAAGATGAAGAGTTTGAGTATGATGAAGACGAAGAACTCTTAGAAGATACCGAAGAAGTAACAGAAGCAAAGCATAATGAAGAAGATGATGAAGATGATGAAGAAGGTGATGAAGATGAAGAAGATGATGATGAAGATGAAGTGAAAAAAGAAGAGTTTAGCATCGAAGAAGATGTTAATGCTCTCCTAGAAGGCGAAGATCTTTCTGAGGAATTCCAAGAGAAAGCACGTACCATCTTCGAAGCCGCTCTTCGCTCCAAGGTTTCTGATATTCAAGAATCTTTGGAGGAGCAATATTCTATTGCTCTTGCAGAAGAAGTAGAAGAAATTAAGTCCGAACTTTCAGAGCGTCTCGATGCATACCTTGAGTATGTTGCAGGCGAGTGGATGGAAGAAAATGCACTCGTTATCGAGCACGGTCTTAAGACTGAAATGACCGAATCATTCCTCCAAGGAATGAAGGGTCTTTTTGAAGAACATTATGTATCAATCCCTGAAGATAAATATGATGTGCTTGAGAGCATGGTAGATAAACTTGATGAAATGGAGACAAAACTCAACGAGCAAATTGAGAAGAATGTTTCACTCAACAAGCGTCTCGCAGAGTCGGTTGCTGATGGAATCTTTGAACAGGTCGCTGATGGTCTTGCAGACACTCAGAAAGACAAGCTCGCTTCACTTGCCGAAAGTGTTGAGTTTGAAAGTGAAGAAGAATATCGTGAAAAACTGGAGACATTAAAGGAATCATATTTCCCTTCAAAAACTACATCTCCATCAACTAAATCCGATACTCTCTCTGAGGGGGTAGGTGTTGCTTATGAGTCACACTCACCAGCGATGTCTGCTTACCTAAGGAGTCTGTCGACATTTAGCAAATAATTGAATTTAATATAATTCAAACCCAAAAAACAAACACTTAGTAAAAGGTAAAAAGCAAATGTTCCATTCCGAGCATCTGCAGGAAAAGTGGGCACCTCTACTGGACTATCAGGGTCTAGATTCAATCAAAGATTCTCATCGTAGAGCTGTAACCGCTGTCCTGCTCGAAAACCAAGAAAGATTTTTAAGAGAGCAATCTGCTTTCGATAGTGGTTCCATGGGTATGCTCATGGAGTCACCAACCAATAGCGGCAACGCTGCTGGTGCTTCAGGTGGTTTCAGTGGCAGCGCTGCTGTTGGCGGTCCTACCGCAGGTTTCGACCCCGTACTGATCTCGCTGATCCGTCGTTCGATGCCTAACCTGATCGCCTATGACGTTGCAGGCGTTCAACCAATGAGCGGTCCTACTGGACTCATCTTCGCAATGCGCTCACGCTATACCAACCAGAGTGGTGCAGAAACCTTCTACAATGAAGTAGATTCAGCATTCTCAGGTCAGGACGCAGGATTTGATGTTACTGCTGGTTTTGCTAGCACCACTGCAGGTATTGGTACAACTACACAGAGTGGTTCAAACCCATCAGTTCTAAACGCAACTTCAGTTGCTGCTGCCGACTATAATGTTGGTGGTGGAATGAACACTGGAGATTCAGAGAATCTGGATAGCACTGGAAGCAATGCTTTCAACCAGATGGCATTCTCGATCGAGAAAGTCACCGTTACTGCAAAGTCACGCGCTCTGAAGGCTGAGTACTCACTCGAGCTCGCTCAAGACCTTAAGGCAATTCACGGTCTGAATGCAGAAGCTGAGTTGGCAAACATTCTGTCAACTGAGATTCTTGCTGAAATCAACCGCGAAGTTATTCGTACCATCTACATGACTGCTGAGAAGGGTGCTTCTCAGAACGTTGCTACCGCTGGTGTATTCGACCTCGATGTTGACTCTAACGGTCGCTGGTCAGTTGAGAAGTTCAAAGGTCTTCTGTTCCAGATCGAGAGAGATGCTAACGCTATCGCTCAGAGAACTCGTCGTGGAAAGGGCAACATCATCCTCTGCTCAGCAGACGTTGCTTCCGCTCTAACCATGGCTGGCGTCCTGGATTACACCCCAGCACTTAACGCTAACCTAACCGTTGATGACACCGGCAACACCTTTGCTGGTACTCTGATGGGCAAATTCCGCGTCTATATTGACCCATATGCTGCTAACCTAACTTCAGGTAATGCTGCTCCAACAGGTGGTAATCAGTACTACGTTGTTGGTTATAAGGGTTCTTCCCCTTATGATGCTGGTCTCTTCTACTGCCCATATGTACCTCTCCAGATGGTACGTGCAGTTGGTGAGAACAGCTTCCAGCCCAAGATTGGCTTTAAGACCCGTTATGGTCTCGTTGCAAACCCATTTGCAGAAGGACTTACTCAGGGTCTCGGAGCACTCAAGGTTAACTCCAACCGTTATTACAGAAGAGTTGCTGTTAAGAAC